CGGCTGCTTCCTGGCCGATCTTGTCCGCCTGCGCTTCCGTCAGCACCGGGTTCGCGTCCTTGATGCCCATCTGCGCCAGAATCACGGCGTGGCATTCCCACCAGTCCATCGGGCTGGTCAGTTCGATTGAACCGGCGGGTAGCGTGATCGTGAATTTGCATGTCATTCCCCGAAGTACCGCTTCGCCGCAGCCTCGTTCGCCCACTGCAGGTATTGCTGCGCGCCAGGGTGGAACCAAAAGCCGAACCGCCCTTCCCATTCGCCGTTGCGCTGCTTGTCGCAGATCACGAACGTGTCCGGCTCAGCGCGCATTTCGTTGGTCAGTTCCTCGGCTTCCTTGGCCTTTTCCTTGCGCTTGTTCCGCCAGACCGTCAGCACGTTGTCTACCTGATCGGTGATCGAGCCCGAGCCCTTGGCGTCGAACTTGCCCGGTTTCTGGTTTTCGTCGGCCAGCTTCTTGACGTGGTGGATCAGGTGGATGTGCATGCCGGTTTCCTTCGCCAGCGCGCACAGGGCGTCAACAAAGTCCTTTTGGCCGTTGTAGTCGTCTTCGCCTCGGACGCACTTCATCAGGCTGTCCACGAAAAAGTGCTTCACGCCTTTGGATGCCGCGAACCGGCCGCAGGCAATGACCCGTTCCGCCCGTACCGTGCCCTGCACGTCGTACAGCCACAGCCGGCCGTCAGTCCAGCGGTGGAAGTCGCGGATGAAGTCGATGTTCGGCAGCGGCCCGCCGTAGGCTTGGCGGCTCATCCTGGCCATCGTAGCGGCCGGTTTCATCTCGAAACTGGCGATACAAACCTGCTCGTCCTCAATCATCAGATCCACGGCAACCTGGCTGGTGAACAGGGATTTCCCGTGGCCGTTGATGCCCGGCCAGAGCGTGACCTCTGCCGGCCGGAAGCGAAACTTGTCGTGCGTCTTGTCCCATCCCATCGTTGCACCGGCATGGCTTGCCGGTTCGTGGAATCGGGCAATGACCTCATCCACCCAGTCGCTTGCAGGCCGGACGTTGCCGCTTTCATCCGGGCCTTGGATGTAGTCGTCCAGGTTGATTTCGTCGGGAATCAGGCTCGCCATCAGAGTTCCTTTTCCATCCACGCGATTGGCGCGGCGTATTGGGTGTTGAGATAGGCGTCCATCGGCGTCGAGCGGATCGCCAGTTTTGGATGCTCCATGCGGCGCGCAACCACCCGGTTGAAGTCGTCCCACCGCCCCTGAACCGCCAGCACGTCCAGGGCTTGCGTGAACACATCCGGCCAGGCCAGTTCCAGGTACGCGCCAGCGCGTTTGTCCACGTCCCACAGCATCAGCCCTTCGGCCGGCTTCTGGTCCGTGCTGTAGCGCCGCCAGGTGAACCGCGGGAAGGCTTTCAGGATCGCCATCAGGGTTGGTCCGGCGCTTACCCCGGCTTTCACCCAAACGTGCGTTTCCAGCCCGCGAATCCAGTCCCAGCGGTAGGATTTCGCAGGGTCGGCCACCACGACCGCCGCCTCGGGGCACCACGGCAATTTGCCGATCAGGGAAACGATCACCGGGCCGGCAGGCGCGAGGTTGCGCTCGCGGCGTGCTGACTCGATGGCTTGGGCACCGTGCGGGATCATGTGAAGACCTCGCGCTGTATCGGGGCTTGAGCCGGCACGCGCGGCGCCTTGTCCTGCGCCCTCGTCAGCCAAGAGTTCAGAAACCGAGCGTAGTTGCTCTTGGCGTTCTTCGGATTCGCCAGCAGCCAAGCCGACGCCTTTGCAAGCTCGCCATCGATGTCCACTGCCGGATAGGCCGATTCCCAAGTCGAGCGCAGCGAGTCCGGCACGGTCCAGGCGCCGGCGGAAAACGCAACCGCGTTTGCCGCACCCAAACCCAAACCCTTACCCAAACCCAAGCGGTCACTTGACTGACAACTGCCAGCCAATTGCCCGACAACTGACGGCGCATCTTCGTCATTCGGCGGCGGATATTTGCTACTTGACCGCTGCCGCTGGTCCCAATTGCCGATCTGTAAAAAAGGCTTGCCGTCAACCTCGTACCTGGCAAGCAGGCCCACCGAGTTGAGCGACTTCAACCAACTTTCTACCTTCGAGGCGGATAGCGTCTCCTTTAGCGGGAAGCACCGCGCCCGCAAAATAGCGGGTCTAGCATCCATCCGTCCGAAGTCATCAGCGACTACCAACAGCCGATAGAAGAAAACCTCTTCCTCGGCCGACAACGCATCGATCTTGGCGCTGTCGCAAATACCCTCCTTGAGCAAGCGGCTCGGCATCAGCCAAGTTCCTTGAATATGGAGCCGTGCCGCTCAAACAGCGGGCGCGCCTCACTGTTCTCGCCCGAACAGTCAACCGCAAAGCGCACTGCAATAACCAACTGGTCGGGGCGAAGAAATTGCAACAAAGCCGCCGCTATCCCAAGCGCATAAACATGCGGCATCCGATCACGGCCGGAATCGCCAATCCAACCATCAAATTCATCGTTCCACTTGTGGAAACCGCGAAGCAGTGCAAGCGCTTCAGTGTTATCGATGCAAGCCAACAACTCCTTCAACTCGTCGCCAATAAGGTGCGCGTCTTCGTGGCATCCCTCACACAGCACCGCAAGCTGCGTGTCCTCGTATTCCCAAGGCTTTCGGCCTTTGATGTATTGCTTGTGATGCACATGCAGCGTTTTCTCTTTTGCGCCGCATTTCTCACATTCCCATCCGGCCGCGTCCAGCATGTGCAATCGCCGCTTCTGCCATTCGGGGTGCTTCAACAACTCCCAATAATTCGATGCCATGTCATCACCTTGACCACCACTAGAAAACACAGCGGCAGGCGGGTGGTGAAGCCGCTTTTCGGTAGCTAACCTAGCCGTGTGTCCAGACAAAACCATCTATGCAACCTCTGCGAATAGGGGGGGCTGATGGCGGTCACGCAGCGGCCGCGAAAAGATCAGCAGTGAGCTTGGTCGCTTGCTCAAGATTCGCCGCGGCCTGTCGGAAATACGACTCCTTCAACTCGACGCCCACGAACCGACGCCCCATTTCGAGTGCCACGTAACCCTCGCTGCCGATGCCCATGAACGGGCTCAGCACGATGTCATTGGCATTCGTCCACAAGTCAATCCCGCGCCGGATCACTTCAAGCTGCAGCGGGCAGATATGGCGCTCGTCGTCGTTCTCGCGAGCACTGCGGTATTGCAGGGTGTCGGACGGGTCAATGTCCATCCAGACCGGCGAAGCGACTTTCTGCCACTTCTGCACCGGATAATCCTCGGGCGTGTGCGTGACGCGATCGGACTCGCCAGGCGCGCGCATCGTGACCAGGTAATCGGGAATGCCGTGCCGACTCATAGCTGCATTGCCGCGCACGCTCTTGTGCAGCAGGCCCAGTGCTTTGGTGCGCTGCATGGCGGTTACCGGGTCTTTCCAGATGCACACCTCAGCGTGATAGATGAATCCCTTGGCCTGAAACGCCCGGATCAGATCGCCGCGGAAGTCGCGCAGGCCGATGTAGCCGTCCCGCTCCTTGCTGGTCGGCATCAGCATGCAGTGAAACGAGACTTCCCGGCCCGGCTTCATCACCCGCAGCAGTTCATCGACCAAAAACCCGAAGTGCTCGAAAAACTCCGCATCGTTCTTGCAGTTGCCCATGTCTCGGGCGCTGTTGCTGTACGTGTACAGACTGGCGAACGGTGGCGAAAAGATGCTGTAGCCGATGGAATGCGCAGGCAGGCCCTGCAGGACTTCCACGCAGTCGCCGCGATACGCGGCCCATTTATCCGATACCACTTGCTCGATGCAGTTCATGCGGCCTCCAGAAATGCGGGCACGCTCACGCGCGCAGCCGCTTTGTAGTCGTTGGTTTGTTTCATCGCGCTCTTGATGCTGGCAAACACCGCATCGCGGGTTTCCGCGCTCAGGCTTTCGGACATGGCGATGGCGTCCTTTTCCTTGCGCTTGAGGTTCGCCACAATCGCGCCCTCGCTCTCAGACGCGAACACATGGACGTTGACCTGCCGCGACTGCCCGAAGCGCCAGCAACGCCTTACAGCTTGGTAGTACGCCTCAAATGAGTCCGTCACGCCCACGAACGCCATGCGGGCGCAGTGCTGCCAGTTCAGGCCAAACCCTGCGATAGACGGCTTGGTAATCAGGACACGAATGCGCCCCTCGGCAAAGTCGATCAGCCGTCGCTCTTTGGTTTCGGCATCGTCACTGCCGCGAATCTCCACAGCGCCCGGAATAGCGGCCCGCAAAGCATCACCTTCGGCATTCAGGTCGCACCAGACTACCCATGGTTGCGCATCGCCGTTGACGGCATCGGCGCACGCCTTGACGCGATCTTCAAGGCTGAATCTGCGCGCATCCCGGCGCTCACTCAGGGTTTGCGCTTCCATCGCAAACAGCGCGCCATTCGTCGGCATCGATGTTCCGACTGTGTGCTCAACCAGGTGCAGCGGCGGCAGTTCGTAGGCGCTGTCATCGTGGCCCAGATCGGACGGACGGCGAATCAGCGCGCCCCACGAAACTACCCACTGCCAGAAAATATGCCGCGCGTGGCCCTTGAGACGCCATACCGAAGTCTCGCCGCCATCGTGCGTGAAAAACTCCGCGAGCATTTCAGCGCGTGAGCAGATGCCCAGGAACTCAGCATGCGTGCCCAGTTCGGTCCAATCGTTCGGCGCCGGCGTTGCGGTGGCGCATAGCTTGTATGCAGTGCGGGCGAATCGCTCCGTCAGGATGCGAAAGGTCTTTGCATCGTGATGCTTGATGATCGAGGATTCATCCAGCACCACCCCGCCGAACGGCATATCAAACTTGTGCACTCGCTCGTAGTTGGCGATGTTGATGCCCGGCCGCACGTCTGACGCTTCCCGGCAATGCGTGACCAGCACGCCTATTTCCGCGCCCTCTTGCACCGTCTGCTGCGCCACCGCCAGCGGCGCCAGGATCAGTACGTCCTCGCCAGTCTTGCGAAACACCGCATCAGCCCACGCCAACTGCATGCGCGACTTCCCAAGCCCGGTATCGGCAAAGATTGCCGCCCGCCCGCGCTTCACCGCCCATCGAACGAGATCAGATTGGTGCGGGAATAGTGACGCGGGAATGTTCTCGGCATCAAATCCGCACGGCTGAATAGCGGCAAACTTGCGCTGCACAAAATCTGAATAGTTCACGCCGCCTCCAGCACATGAGCATTCTTCCCCGTCACCGAACACTGCCGGCGCGAGCCTTCCTTGATGACCTGCAGGTCGAGCAATTCCCGCGATCTGCCGCAAATCGCACTCAGCCGAATCCCCGTCCGCTGCGCCAATTCCGCCCGCGTGAACGCCTGGCCGCTCTTGGTCAGCGCCGCGAATACCTGCTGCTGCTGCGCGCCCAGCTTGCCCGTAGCGCGGTGCTCGGCCAGGCCGTCGCGGCTGGTATCCCGCATTCCGCGCCCCCGCGAGGGGGGAGTACCCGCCTCTTGGTCGCTCGTCGTCATGGGGCCTGCACGGTTGCGCTTAGGCACTTCGCAGGGGCTTTCCCGCAACGGCTTTCCGGCAAAACGGGTTGATCGGTGTTCCGTGCACTGCATGATGACTCCGGCAAAAGTGGTTGAATGGTCATGGCAAGCGCTCCATCACGATGAGCCCGCTTTTGGTTTGTCCGCATCGCCGCCAGCCGGCGGCGCGAAAGCAATATCCAGCGTTGCTTGAGGCGACCCGATGCGGGTTGACGTAGGTGTAATGCCGGCGATCAGGCCAGACGCAGTCAGCAATCGAATCCGCTTGGCGTATGAGGTCCGAGCTGCGGTGCGGCGATTCGTTGCGGAAGACGGCGCAGTTGATTCCGCCCTGCGGCTGCCCGGTGCGCTCGTCGATGCAGGCGTCGATGAAGCGTCTCCAGACCCAGCCGGCGTCTCCGGCATGGGTGCGGAGAACGAGCTTTTCTCCTGGGCCGCAAAACAGCCTTCGTTCGCGGCCGTCTCGGTACTGGCGCGCGGAATAGTGGCGCTCATAGAGGGCGAGAACGTCTCGATCGCCATCTTTCGTGAGCCACCACACAGGAACTGGTTGCCCATTCACCGCGCCCCCATAGAATTCAGAGATTTGGGGAAGCGGAGCGGGGCGTGACGGACATACTGAACATCCGGGGACTGGAGATGGACCCCGCGCGCTACGTCGAGACCGACGACAGCATCACCATCGGCATCAAGCGCCGGCCCGAGCCGGACAGCGTGTGCCATCACTGCTACGCGAACCGGCTGGCGCCCAACGGAGCGCGGCTGGTGAACTATGCCGACCTGTCCACGCGGGGCAAGCCCGTCACGCTGGAGTGGGACCGGCAGCGCTACCTGTGCGGGAGCTGCGGCAAGTCCGTTCCCGACAGCCACCGCGATCTCCACGACGAATTCATGATGACGCGGCGGCTGTACGAGTGGGTCGCCACCAGAAGCATGGCGCACACCTTCGCCTCGGTCGCCGCCGACACGCGCCTGGACGAGCGGACCGTCCGCCGAGTCTTCGAGCACTGGAGCGACGCCAGCATCAAGGCCCTGAGCATCGAAACCCCGAAGTGGCTCGGCATCGATGAAGTCCATCTGCTGCACGCCGCCCGCGGCATCCTGACCAACATCAGCGAGAAGACGCTGATCGACCTGCTGCCCGATCGAAACCAGACCACGATGGCGCGACGCATCTCCCAGATGCCCAACCGCGATCGCGTCGAGGTCGTGGCGATGGACATGTGGCTGCCGTACCGCCGGATCGCAGAGAACCTGCTGCCCAAGGCCGTTGTCGTCGTGGACAGGTGGCACGTCACGAAGTACGCCGACTTCGGCATGGAGGCGATCCGCAAGAGCCACCGGGCCGGCCTGACGCCCGCAATGCGCCGCCGGCTGGTCAAGGACCGCTTCCTGCTGCTGTCGCGCGGCCACAGGCTCAAGCCAGAGCAACGACTGATCATGGAGACGTGGACGAACCACTTCCCCGATCTGGCAGCTGCCTACGCGGCCAAGGAAGCCTTCTACGACATCTACGACAGTCCGGATCGGGCCACCGCAGAAGCCGCGCTGACAGCCTGGAAAGACTCGCTGACGCCGGACATGGAGAAGGCCTTCTCGCAGCTCCTGTCGGCGCTCAAGAACTGGCACACGCCGATCTTCAACTACTTCGACGTGCGAGTGACCAACGCCTACACCGAGGCCATCAACGGGCTGGTGAAGATCGCCAACCGCAACGGCCGGGGCTACAGCTTCGAAGTGCTGCGCGCCAAGATGATGCTGCACCGGGATGCAGCCAAGCGCGAACGCCAGCGGGCCTCCGGCTACGAAACCAAGGGCATGGGCAAGATCGGCATGGGAACCTTCGACCTGCCGAAGCACTTCGGCATCGACATTCCAACCATGACCCGCATTCTGGAGAGCAATCATTTGTAGGTCACTTCAACCCGTTTTGCCGGAAAGCCGTTCTGGCATGGCCGCCGCGGCTGACTTGCGTCAGGTGATACGGCGGGTCACAGACGATCGCGTCGACCAGATCGCGCGATGCGATCAGCTCCGGGATGCGGTCCTCAAGGCGGCCGTGAAGGATTCGCACGGTCATCGCACCCTCACCGGATGCGCCGCTTTCCCCGTCACCGAACAAGGCCGGCGCGGATCCTCGACAACGACCTGCAGGTCCAGCAGTTCTTTGACCCTCCCGCAGATCGAGGAAACCGGCAGGCCCGTG